GCTCAGTCGTCGGAGTAGGCGCAGGCGTGGGGGTAGGCTTCACGGTGCCGTCGCCATCCGTGCCGCCGCTGGCCTTGATCGTCGCGGTTGCCTCGAAGGACTGGCCGTTGATCGTCGCCTTGTTCGTGTAGGTCGTCTGGCCCTCGACGGGCTTCGTCGCATCCGGGAAGGTCACGCACACGAGGGAGCCGGTCGGGGGAGTGAAGGTCAGGGTGTGCTTGGTGTCGTCCAGCTTACCGTCAGTCCACGACGTGGTCGCCGGGTCCCACGTGGGGCCGGTCGAGCACTTCACCGCCGCGTGCAGGGCGTTGGTCTCGTCGGTGATCGTGTACTCGGTGCCGGGGTCGGTCTTCCACTGGATGCCCCAGGCAATGGCCCCGGTAGCGTCGGTCCACCCGAACTTCACGGTTTCGGGGCGCGCGTACTCAAAATGCGCAGGCCCCGTGCAGTCGCTGCTGCAGGTGCCGGTGCCTTCCTTGTCGCCCCACACGAGGGTGCGGACGGTCTCGCCGTTGAGTGTGATCTGGGTCGATTCGGTGCCCACGGCCTTATCGGTGAGCTGCGCGCGAGCGTGGAACGTGCCGGACACGTCCTGCTTCGCCGCCCACGCTTCGGGGACGTCGGTCACCGTGCAGGTGAGTGTCGCCTGGTCAGCGACGCACTCGCCAATACGGGTGCCGTCGTTGAGTGTGAAGGGGAAGCCTGCCTTCCAGGCAAAGCCGCCGTCAACGCTGCCAACGGTCAGGGTCGAGCCGACCGTCAGGTGCGGGGTGTCCCAGGTGCCCTCAACGGTCACCTCGCTGGTGGTCTGGCGGGACGCGGACGTGGCCTTCGTGACCTGCGCGCTGATCGGCTCGGGGCTGGTGGGGGCCGCGAGCGCGGGGGCCGCGAGCGCGGGGGCCGCCGCCGCAACGGCAAGGCCCAGAGTGAGGCCGAAACCGGCGAGCACGTACTTGGTGTTCATAGTAGTTGGTCCTTTCGGAGGTAGGGTCACCGGGGCGGTGACATGAGTCAGTATAGGGCACCCCGCCGCCCTACGCAACACAAAGCGCTAAGGCGGCGGGGAGCGGGGTCAGGGCGCGGCAATACCCACGCGAGGGCCGTCTAGACGCTCACCCATCCAGCCAATGCCGGACACGTACCCGTCGCGCTCGCCGCCCGCCTCCCCGTCACGGTCGATCAGGAGGCCGCGCGCCGGACGGATATTCACACCGTCCCTGGCCTTCGCCTCGGCCCGCTGATAGCGGGAAGCCAGCACGAGGTCCTGGCCCGTCGAGGTCGTCTCCTCCCTCGTGGAGATCTCGATACGATCCGCGATCCCCTGGAAGAATCCCATGACGTAGGAGCGGCGGAAACGGCGACGCTCGGACTCACCGTAGAAGTCCTCGTAACGCAGACTGTCCTTCAGCATCGACGGGTAGGACATGATGGCCGAGTTGTAGAACTCGGTCACGTATGCGAGGTCGGACCTGGTGCCGACGATGGTGGCGAGCGTGTACCGCTTGTACGTCCTCCACGAGCAGAAGCAGCTCAGGGAGCGGGCGAGGGTGGCGAGGCCGTCCACGATGGCCCGCGCCATCGACGCGGAGCCGCCCTTGATCTCCACCTCCATCGAGGTAATGTCCTCGTCCTTGGCGCGCGCGTCGCCCTCGGGCAACGACTCGATGCGGTAGCGCACCATGAGGCGCTCGGCGCGACGCTGGGCAAGCTCGCGTTCGTTGACGGACGCGCCCCTGTCGGAGGCAATACGCAGGAGCTGCCTAATCTGCTCGATGATCTTGTTCTCGGTCATTGGTCTTGGTCCTTTCAGCGGTCGAGGGTGACGAAGGGGTTAGCCGGGTTGACGGGTCCGGTCGGATCGTCCTCGACGATGACGCAGGACACCGGGATGGTCAGGGTGATGAAGTGCCGCCCGTACCCGTTGGTTTCCTGTCGGATACCGTTGATGGGGCGGATGACCTGGGAGCCGATACGGGCGTACCCAGTGTTGACGTTGTACGCGAACTCGGGGTCCTCGGGACGGTCGTGGGTGGTCATGATGGTTGTTCCTTTCGATGGGTGGAGGCCCCGCCGGGTGACGGGGCCTCCGGGGTGGATCAGGCGAGGGCGTTCAGCTCGTCGGCGTAATCGGCCTTGATCTCCTCGAGCATCGGCTCACGGCCCTGGGCCTCGTACTCGGTTTCGGCAATGCGGTTGATCAGGTCGATCTGCTCGGCGTTGAAGCCCTGGAGGCTAACGGCGGAGAAGAAGTAGCGGCTCATGGTCTTGGTCCTTTCGGTTCGGGTCACCGTCCCTCGGTGACGTAATCAGTATAGCACACCCAAGGACCAGTAACGCAACAGCTATCGTGTGTAACGTCAGTCACACAAGCGGCGGACGCGTCCACCCCCACGACGACGACGCGGCGGCAACGGCGGCACCCCGAGATCATCCAACCACGCCGCAACCTCCACCGCCCCACTCAGCAGGACAACATCCACGCCCGCCCGCCTCGCGCGGTTATGCCACGCCACCTGGATAGGACGCACACGCCCGCCCGGACGCTTCAGCTCCACCAGATACACACGCCCCTCCCAGATCACCAGGCGATCAGGGATACCCGCGTCCACGGGCGCGAGCTTCGGACACAACCCACCCGCCGCGCTCACCCTGTCGTGCAGGAGGCGTTCGGCCAAAGACTCCAGCTCCGTGCTCACGCCGCCACCTCCTCGGGCCACGGGTAGACCACGGGCGCAGCGTTCACACCCACCAGCGAGTAGATGCCCAGAGTGCTGTCGATCCACCGACGCACGTCGGATCGGTAGGTCAGCATCCCAGCGCGCCCCGAGTGGGCGATCAAGGCTGCACACCCCGGCGCGTCCACCATGAGCGGGAGCATGGCACGGATGCGACCAGGCGCGAGACGAGGCCGCACGACGCGGCCACCACCGAGGCCGATCACCGTCGCGCGGTAGGTCGGCGGCGCATCCGACAGGCAGCTATTGCGCAGCGCGTCGGTGAGGCTCACCCACACGTGGCCGCATGAGTCGAGGCCCACGAGGAGCCGACGATCAGAGTCAGGCTCAGGGATGAGGGCATAGTCAATGACGTAGGGGCGGCGCTTGCCGCACGGTTCTTTGCGTTCCATACACCACATGTTAGCGCTTTATGGGTGTGGTGTCGAGCGCCGCCGGGTGGTGGGCCGACCTCGCACGCCCGTGCCCGTGTGTCCCGCGTCTGGACTTGTTCTATATAAGACACCTGGATACAAGCTGTAACGCGGGTCTTGTTACAACTCTTGTTACAGGCTTGTTACACCCTGTTACGCCCGGAATATCAAGGCAAACGCGGTAAAGCGCTCGGTTCCCGTAACTATAAATCCTATTTACTTCTAATAAGAAAAAATTGTTCTATAGTAAGACAGCCTGTTATACTACTGAACAATTCCGCTAAAAATCTGCTCTATATAGGAAAATGGATACGCTCTGTTACAACAAGTGTAAAGTTTCCCGGAATACCAACGAAAAACACCCGTAACAAGGGTGTAACAAGGTTGTAACAAGGGTGTAACAAGACAAAATCTTGTTACAAAACGCCCACAAACGTTGAAACCACGCTGTAACAAGACCAAAACGCTAACCTACTTGACACATTCACCCCGCCGCCCCGCCTCGCGCACACCACGAGGTAGGCGCATCGGGGCCCACACGAGGTAGGCCCGGCGTGCTATCCTCGTCCCATGACCCCACGACCCGGCACCTCCCGCACCGGCACAGCACGCCACAAACGCTGGCGCGTCCGCGTCCTCCACCTCGCACAGGCCAACGGACAAACCCACTGCCCAGACTGCGGACAGCCACTCGCCTGGGGAACCACGCTCCAACCGCGCAGCCCAGAACCAGACCACGTGGTGCCAGCCGCACGAGGCGGGCGCGACACCATCGACAACGCCCGCGTCACATGCCGACAGTGCAACCAGAAGCGAGGCTCAAAACCCATCCCAAGCCAGCCCAGGCCAACCCAGGCCCACACCGTCGGAGGCATCCAATGGTGACCCTGAAGCCCATCACCGACTGGATGGGACGGACCATCAGGACCGAAGTCCCCGAAACACCGGGAACCAGTATCTCGGATGTGGCAAACCTCACGCCCGAAATGGAAACTTACCACTTGACAAGGGGCGGTATCCCCCCCCCCAACAACCAGGAACACCCAGAGGCCCAAGCGAAATACCCCCCTGGGGTACCCGAAACCGCCCCTAAGCGCTAAACACGTCATGCGCTAAAACCACCCGGATATGCTATAATCGGCCCCATGAACGACTTTGACCTGCTCGATCTGCTCGACGAGACCCCCAACGGGGCCTATTCCGTCGTGATCTTCCCGAACCGCGACGCTCTGCGCCGCAAATTCCAGCCGTTCGTCGGCCAGTACGACCCCACGTACCGCACGCACTCGCTTCACCGGGCGGAGTATCTGGAGGACCGCAAGCGCCGCGCCCGCGTCTACCTTCGTACTCCCAAGCAGATCACGGCGGCGAACCGCAACCGCGCCATTGACGGCTCGGTTAGGGCCTATATCGCGCCTGGTGTGAACGTCTCCTACCTCATGGAAACGTGCCTGAAGAAGTCCGGCATCCACGAGGTGCTGCCAGCCGACGCGGCGGGGCTGATCTGACATGCCCGAGAAGTACGACCGCGAAGCGGAGCTGCGCGACCTCCTGGACACCGCACGGGAGGCCATCCGGGTGGCGAAGCCCGATAGCCTGTCGGCTCTCCTGAACGCAGCCAACAAGCTGTCCCGTGACCTCTACGAGCTGGAGAACCCGGTGTCCTCGGCCTCCCCCACGCCGCCCAAGGGCCGCGAGGAGACCGCTGTGGACATCTTCAAGGCGAGGATGCGCAAGCGTGACACCCGCGCCTCCTAGCCGGGAGGCGCTGGAGGCCTCCCAGCGCCCCTGCGTGACCATCACGTCCCCCTCGATTGACTCGTTGGGGGACCTCGCCATATCCCTGGCCGCCGACTACAAGCTGGTTCCGGACCCCTGGCAGGCCTGGGTGCTCGACAACTGGCTGGCGACGGCGGGCGATAGCTGGGCCAACCTCACGTGTGGCCTTGCGGTGCCCCGCCAGAACGGCAAAAACGCCGCCTTGGAGATCAGGGAGTTGTTCGGCGTGATCGGGCGCGGGGAGCGCATCCTGCACACCGCCCACGAGGTGAAGACCGCGCAGAAGCACTTCCGCCGCCTGAAGCACTTTTTCGGTCAGAAGACGAACGACCCAGGCGCGAAGTTCCCCGAGCTGAACGCCCTCGTGGAGAATATCCGCAACGTGAACGGCCAGGAGGCCATCTTCTTGAAGAATGGCGGGTCTATCGAGATCGCCGCCAGGTCGAAGGGGTCAGGCCGTGGCTTCACGGTCGACGTCCTGGTGATGGATGAGTCCCAGCAGCTCACGGACGAGGCGCTGGAGGCGCTTCTGTCCACCACGTCAGCGGCCCCGCTGGGCGACCCCCAGTGGATATACACCGGCACGCCCCCGGGTCCGACGGCGGACGGCGAGGTTTTCTCGCGCGTGCGCCGCGACGCGCTGAGCAGGGAGTCCTCGCGCACGTGCTGGGATGAGTGGTCTCCGCCTGGCCTGCCCAGGTCGCTGGCTGAGGTCGATCTGGATGACCGGGACCTGTGGGTGCGGACCAACCCGGCGGTCGCGTCTGGTCGCCTGAAGTTGAGCGTGATTGAGGCTGAGCGCAAGCGGTACTCGGACGATGGTTTCGCCCGCGAGCGCCTCGGTTGGTGGGCCTCGGACGACAACACTCGCCGCCTGATTGGCCTGGATGACTGGGAGGCGACCGGGGTCACGGCCCTACCGCTCGAGCTGGCCTCGGATCGCGCGATGCGCGCCCTTGGGGTGGCTTTCTCGAAGGATGGGCGGCGCGTCGCGGTGGCTGGCGCGCTGCACGACCGCAAGACGGGCGTGTCCCACGTCGAGCTGATCGACCTCGAAGCCGGCGATTTTTCGACTATGAGCAGCGCTGCGCTCGCGGAATGGCTGTACGAGCGGCGGGGCCGCTACTCGGCGGTGGGTGCGTCTGGCCGTTCGGGCGCTCTGGCGCTCCAGCAGGACCTGCGCGCCCTGCGTCCGCCGCGTCGTTATCTGCACGTCCTAGACAACCAGGAGTACTTCACGGCCTGTTCGGGCTTCTTGAACGCGGTCAGGGGTCGCACGGTGTCGCATCCTGGCGGGTATAATGCGAGCAACGACCCCCTGGATGCGTCTGTGGGGGTGTCAGACAAGAAGATCAGGACGGTGGACGGTGCCTGGGGGTGGCACTCGACGGCCCAGGAGGGCGACGAGGTGCCCCTGGAGGCCGTGAGCGTTGCGCTGTGGATGGCGCGGACGACGCGCCGCCGTCCTAACCGGAGCCAGGAGGCCCTCGCATGAGTACGAATGTTGACCTGCGTCTGATCGCGGGCATGGGACCCCAGCTATTCACCGCGCCCACCGTGGCGGGCCTGCCCGTCGATCTCCAGGCGACGCTGGAGGAGCTGGTGAATACCTGGCAGGCGCGCTATCCGGGCAACGCGCGTCGCCAGGCTTACCTCGATTGCAAGGTGTACGTCGACAGCCTGGACATTGCGCTGCCTCGGGAGATCGCGCGGGACCTGCGCCTGGTCTCCACGTGGCCGGAGAAGGCGGTTTTCTCGCTCACGTCGCGCTGCCACTGGGACGGCGTGGTGGCCCCGGATGGCACGGAAGACCCCTACGGGCTGGCCTCGATCCTGGAGGAGAATAGGTTCTCGACGGAGATCGGGCAGGCGGTCGCCAGCGCGGCGACGCACGGCGTGGCCTTCCTGACGACGCTCCCCGGCGACGTGGCGGCGGGTGACCCGCCGGTCCTCGTCCTGCCGTATTCCGCCATGACGGCGGCGGCGCTGTGGGACCGTCGTCGCCGGGGCATCCGCGCCGGACTCCTCATCAACGACGTGGACTACCTGGGCAGGCCTACGGAGCTTATCCTGCTCACCCCGCACGTCATGGTGAGCATGGCTCCCCTGGGCGCGCAGGGCTGGTTTGTCACGGGGCATGTGGAGCACAACCTTGGCCGCACGCCTATGGAGGCGCTCGTCTATCGCGGCAACCTGGATCGACCGCTGGGGCGCTCGCGGCTCACGGACGGCGTGCTGTCCATCGTGGACCGCGCCGTGCGCGCGTCGATGCGCATGGACGTGTCGTCCGAGTTGTTCACGGCTCCCGGCCTGCTCCTGCGCGGCGTGGACAGGGCCACCTTCGACCAGATTAAGGGGTCCTGGAGCTGGCGACTCGGGTCGGTCAAGGGCATCTCCCGCGACGAGGAAGGCGACCTCCCCGAGGTCGACATGATCCCCCAGCAGTCCATGCAGCCCTACGTCGACCAGCTCCGTGAACTGGCGCAGGAGCTGGCGGGCGCGCTGTCCCTCCCGGTGGGGTCCCTCGGCATCGTCCAGGACAACCCATCCTCGGCGGACGCGATTTACGCGGCGCGCGAGGAGCTGGTCACCGAGGCCAGCGACTTCAACGACGCGAACAGCTACGCCCTGAACCGCGTGTACCGCAACATCCTTATGTTGCGTGATGGTGTTCTGCCCGAGGACGCGGCGCGTATTTCGACGCACTGGCGCAACCCGGCCAGGCCGTCGATTGTCTCCCAGTCGGATGCCATGATCAAGCAGATTCAGGCTATCCCGGAGATCGGCAAGACGGACGTTGCTCTGGAGGAGCTGGGCTACACGCGCCAGCAGATCACGCGGATGCGGGCGCAGATCGAGCAGCAGCGGGGCCGGGATAACCTGGACTCGATTCTGCGTGGCGCTCGCGGCCCCGCTGCCGGGGGTGGTGATTTTGACCTCATCTGAGCAGCTGAGGGTCTACGATCAGCTGGTCAGGGCGACGCTCACGGGCGCGGAGGACCAGCTGGTGAGCCTGTTCCGTGTCCTGAACTTCGAGGACGTGCCCCTGTCGCGTGAGGAGATGAAGCGTTTCCTGAGTAGCCTCGTGGACGCTTACGGCCCGGCGCTGACGCAGGGCGCGCTCGATTGGTATCAGGAGTTGCGCCCTGCGTATAAGACGGCGTACACGCCGAAGGCGCTGATTCCGGCGGACTCGGTGGAGCGGATCGACCGGCTGAGCCGCTACGCGGCGGGCCTGGGGCGCGACAACCCGGGCCGGGCTATCCGCGTCGTGGCGGGCGCGATTGGCCGTGAGATTCAGACCGGGGCGCGCCGGTCGATCTTGCGGGCGGCGGACCTGGACCCGAGTTCCCCGCGCTTTGCCCGCGTGCCGGTTGGCAAGACGTGCGCTTTCTGCACGCTGCTGGCCTCGCGCGGGTGGGTGTATCACTCGAAGGACCTCGCGGGAGGTGCGGGGCACGAGTACCACGACTCATGTGACTGTCGCATTGTGCCGGATTGGGAGCATAAGGCGCTGCCTGGTTACCATCCGGACGATATGTACGCGGCGTACTTGTCGGCGCGCCGTGCTGCGGTGAAAGATGGTGTGAAGGCACCATCTGGGCGTATAATTACGGCGTATATGCGGGACGGCCACCCCGAAATGTTCTCGGATGGTCAGGGTGTGGATCGTCCCTCGCGGGCGCTTCGCTCGCGCAGGCTTGAGAAGCTGGCGGCTTCTCGGGAGAAGGAGAACAGGAATGAAGAAGAAGGCTAAGGCCACGGCCCCGGAGGCGGCTCAGGAGGCCGCTCCCGCCGTCGATCAGACCCCCGAGGCACCGGAGGCTACTCCGGCGGCTCCCGAAGCGCCTGAAGCGCCCGCTGAGGCCGCTCCCGAAGCGCCTGAAGCGCCCGAGGCACCGGCTGAGGAGGCCTCCGAGGAGTCCGCGGACTCCCCCGAAGCGCCCGAGGCCAAGGACGATGAGGCCCCGGCGGCTCCCGAGGCCCCCGCTGAGGGCACCCCGGACGCTGTGAAGGCGCTCCAGGAGACCGTCGAGGCCCTTCAGGCGCAGCTCCAGGAGATGCGCGACCGCGAGGAGGCCCGCGAGCGCGAGGCGAAGCGCGCGCAGCGCCTGGAGAAGGCGGGCATCCCGGCGCAGCTCGGGTCCTTCATCCGCGACGACGCGGACCTTGAGGCTCTGAATGAGGCCCTGGCGGGCCTCGCTAAGTCCACCCCGGCACCCGCCGGGGCTGTCTCCACGCCCACGCTCCCCACCGTGGGGACGAAGAACCCCGGCGGGGAGGTGCTCAGCGTGGACGAGATGCTCGTCCGTGCCGAGGCGAACAACGACACGAACGCGGTCTCTCGCCTGAAGCTGGCGAAGCTCGCTTCTGTCTCCAACCTGATCTAGGAGGAAACAATGGCCGGTATCACTGGTCAGGGCACGACCTATAACCTGCCCAACTACGTCGGCGAGCTTTTCGCGGTGTCCCCCGAGGACACCCCGTTCCTGTCCGCTATCGGCGGCCTGACCGGCGGCGTTTCTGCTGGTGCCACTCTCTACGAGTGGCAGACTTACGATCTGCGCGACGCTGACGAGAACCGCCAGCGCAAGGAAGGCCAGGAGGCCCCCACGGCGGAGGAGCGCGTGCGCTCCACCAATCGCAACGTCCTGGAGATTCACCAGGAGGCCATCGAGCTGTCCTACACCCGCCAGGCGGTCACTCGCCAGCGCTCCACGGGCGGCGAGAAGACGGTCACCATCGGCGAGGTGACCCTTCCCGAGGACGAGATGCTGTGGCAGATCGACCAGGGTCTGAAGCAGATCGCGCGCGACGTGAACAAGTCCTTCCTGGTGGGCACCTACCAGGACCCGACCGACAACACGACCGCGCGTAAGACCCGTGGCCTCCTCGAGGCCATCACGACCAATGTCGTGGCGGGCACCGGCGCGCTGACCGAGGACCTGGTTCTGGACCTCATGCAGAAGGTCTGGGAGAAGGGCGGCATCCAGCAGGGCGAGACCCGAACGATCATCGTGGGCGGCAAGCTCAAGCGCGCGCTGTCCAAGGTCTTCATTAAGGACAACTCCTACCGCGAGTCGTCCCGCACGGTCGGCGGCGTGAACGTCCAGACCATCGAGACCGATTTCGGCGCGTGCAACATTATGCTCGACCGAAACATGCCCGCCGATACGCTGGTGGTCGCCTCCCTCGATGAGTGCGCCCCGGTCTTCCTGGAGATTCCGGGCAAGGGCCATTTCTTCGCGGAGCCTCTCGCAAAGACGGGCGCGTTTGATCGCGTCCAGCTCTACGGCGAGATTGGCCTGTCCTATGGCTCCGAGATGCACCACGGCAAGCTGAAGCTGTCGTGATCGTCCCCGGCGGCGGGGCCTTGAGCATCGGCCCCGCCGCCGGTCCACCATCGAGGAGAACACACCGTGAACATCTACTCAAGCATCTACCCTGAGCTGCTCCTGGTCCTGACCTCGGGCAATGTCCAGTTCATCGAGGGGTCGGCTACGGTTACCGACGAGAAGCTGGCGGGCGAGGTCCGCGAGCTGGCGGCCCGTGCGGAGGACCTGGGTCTGATCGCTCCCGAGGCTGAGGCCGGGGACGAGAAGTCCGGCAAGAAGTCCGGCAAGAAGGCCGACGAGGAGCTGGTCTGACGTGACCGCCCTCGCCTTCGCCACGCTTGACGATCTGCGCGACCGTCTCACGCCCGAGGACCTTCGGGTGGTGGACGCGGCCCCGGCGCGCGCTCAGGTCCTCCTGGAGGACGCGAGCGACCTTATCCGGCACCGCTGCGCGGGCTGGGAGGGCGCGCCGGAGTCGGTGCGGGTGGCGGTCGTGTGCCGCGTCGTGGCCCGCGCTCTGCGTCAGCGTCCGGCGGGCGTGGCCGGGGATGCCTCCCAGGTCACCCAGACGACCGGCCCGTTCACCATGTCCACGTCGTGGTCAACTCCGAGCGGGGACATGTTCCTGACGAGGCAGGACCGGGACGACATTAACGGCGCTACGGCCTCGTTTTTCGGGTCGGCGGACACTCTGTTTGGGGGTCGCTCGTGAGCGTCATGGAGGCCTGGAAGGAGCAGGCGGTGCTCCTGCGTCGTGCGGAGCCGAAGCGCGACCCCCTGGGGGTCGCCTTCAGGGCGCACGACGTTCAGGAGATCGCGCTGGCCCCGGTCCTGGTTGCCACCACGGAGTCCGAGAACCGCGAGGGCACGGGCGAGGACTACGGGACGCGTGAGGACGTGACGGTCTACTGGGATAATCGGGACGAGGCTCCGGCTTCTGTCCTGCCTGGTGATCGGGTGCGTCTTCGTGGTGGCGTGTGGGAGCCGGTCGGCTCCCTGGTAGGGTACCCCCTGGGGGTATGTTTGCGACTCAGGAAGGAGGCCCCGCGTGAGCGTTAGATTCAAGCCGAACAAGCGGACGGCGGAGGCCATCTTGAAGGGGTCGGAGGTGCAGGCCCTGCTCGCCAGGAAGGCGGCGGAGGTCGCCTCACGCGCCGGTGAGGGCTTCACCTCGGGCGTGCGCGTCGGTAAGGACCGCGCCCGCGCCTACGTCCTCCCAGAGACGTACAAGGCACGCAAACGACAGGCGCGCGACCACGTGCTGGAGCGCGCCGTAGGAAGGGGCTAACAATGAGCCACCCACTCCCCGATCTCCAGAAGCTGGTGATCGACTACCTGAACACCCCTGGTGTCGTCCAGGGCCTTGAGGGCGAGCTGGCGGGCACCACGGTGGGCGGCGTGCGCCCCTCCACCGAGGAGGACCCGCATCCCTACGTCCTCGTTCTGGCGACGGGAGGCCCCGGTCAGCACGACCGGGTGCTGTACACCGCCCAGATCACCATCGACTCCTACGCGGCCACCTCGTGGTGGGCGGGCGAGCTTGCCCGCCGCGTGGGGGATGCCGTTCACGCTCTCCCGAGTGCGGACGGCCCCGTGGCCGTCGTGCAGTCTCCCGCTCCGGCGGAGCTGCCCGACCCCGACACGGACCTGCGTCGCTACACGGCGACGTACCAAGTCACCGCAAAGTTAGGAGTTGCAGCATGAGCAAGACTAATGCTGATCTCGCGTTTATGGCGGGGTCCGAGAAGGACACGCTGTGGCTCGGTCCCGCTGGGACCGACCTTTCCACCATCACCAACCTGACCACGGCCATGCCTGCGGGCATGATCGATGTGGGCTGGCTTTCCGAGGACGGCATGGGCCTGGGCATGTCTGATTCCGTGGACAAGGTTCGCGGCCATCAGGGTCACGGCGTTGTCCGCACGTACATGTCCGAGTCTTCGACCACGTTCAAGGCCTCGCTCCTGGAGTCCAAGCTGGAACTCCTGAAGCGTTACCTGGGTGTTCTGAAGACTGAGAAGGTCACGGCGGGCACGTCCTCGATCACCCGCATGGAGGTTTCGACCTCCCGTAAGGTCGAGGGCCTCGTGGGCGTGGCCGATCTTTTCGACGTGTCCACCGGCAAGCAGCGCCGCTACGTCTTCAAGCGTCTGGAGCTGGGCGAGCGCAGCGATATTTCGTACAAGGTGGGCGAACTCACCGTGTACGAGTACAACCTCGAGGTCCTGGACGGTTACGTCCTGCTGACCGACGAGGAGGGCCTGAAGGTCGTCTGACCCATGGTCTCCCACCCGCGCGCCGTGTCTGTTCTCCCGGCGCGCGGGTGGGCATCACACCCCTGGAGAACAGACAAATTAACCGATAGCCTATTTTAGGAGAACAGATCATCATGGCTACCAAGACCACCACCGCCCGTAAGCCCGCCGCCCGCAAGGCCACCAAGGCACCCTCCGCCGCCGAACTGGCGCGCCGCGAGGCCCAGGCCAAGCGCGACACCGGAGCACCCCAGCCCGTTCACGTCGAGGTGATGGGCATTGCCCTTGACGTGGACCCTGTGAACGTCGATGACTTCGACGCTATGGTGGCAATGGAGGAGGGCGACTACCGTCCTATGCTGGCCCTCCTCATCCCGGACGACGACGAGCGCGAAGCCGCGCTGACCTCCCTCCGCGAGGAGTCCGGTAAGCTCCGTTACTCTAAGGTCGTGGAATTCACCCAGTCGGTTTTCCAGGCCCTCCGCCAGGGAAACTGATCGGCCTCGGGCACTTCCTGGAGGACAACTGGGAGGTGCTGGAGGCCGACTTCCAGATGACCTACAACCTTGACCTGACGGAGGTTTTCACCGGCGGCCTGTCGCTGCGTCGTGTCAAGGTGCTGATCGACAACCTGCCCTCCGGGTCGCTGCTCCGTAAACGCATGGGAGGGGCGGCGGCCTGGACGGACGAGGTTGCGGCGACCTTCGCCGCTAACCACCGTCTGGAGGGTATAATCATTACGTCCCTGGGTGGCAAGAAGGGTGACGTGCCCAAGCCGGTCGCCCCGCCTGAGCCTGGCTGGTTCGAGCGGGCGGAGGCAGAGGCCCAGAGGCGTGAGGAACGGGCGCGACGGTGGGTCGCGGCGCACAGTTAGGAGCTTGACGTGGCGGAAAACGGCTTTAGCCTGGGCACGGCGTGGATTCAGATCGCGCCGTCCCTGAAGGGCCTGAACGATTCCGTCCGCAAGGAGCTGGGCGACGTCGACACCAAGCCCGCTGAGAAGAAGATCGAGTCTGGCCTTGGCGGTGCTTTCAAGAGCGCGGCCAAGGCCGGTGCGCTCGCCCTCGGCGCTATGGGCGCTATCGGTGCAGTGGTTGGCTTTGCCGACGTTGCGCGCGAGGCGCTGGCGGCCAGCGACGCGACCGACAAATTCAAGAACACGCTGTCCTTCGCAGGTGTCGCGTCGGACGAGATCGAGAAGCTGACCGCTAGTACAAAGAAGTACGCGGACGACACCGTGTACGAGCTTTCCGACATCCAGAACATTACGGCCCAGCTCGCCGCGAACGGCGTGGAAGGCTACGACCAGCTTGCGGAGGCGGCGGGTAACCTGAACGCCGTCGCGGGCGGCAACGCGGAAACCTTCAAGTCGGTCGGCATGGTTCTCACCCAGACGGCTGGTCAGGGAAAACTGACCACCGAGAACTGGAATCAGCTGGCGGACGCGATTCCGGGCGCGTCCGGCAAGCTCCAGGAGGCCCTGGAGAAGAACGGTGCCTACACCGGAAACTTCAGGGATGCCATGGCGAAGGGCGAGATTACCGCCCAGGAATTCAACCAGGCGATTCTGGACCTTGGCTTCACCGACGTTGCCCGCGAGGCGGCAACTTCTACCAGTACGATTGAGGGCGCGTGGGGCAACCTCCAGGCCGCGCTCGTCACAGGCGGTATGGAGATCGTGGACCGCATCAAGCCCGCCCTGACCGACTTCATGGGTGTGGTGGCTGAGGGCGCGTCCGCTGCCTTCGGCTGGATTAACGGGAGCCTGTTCCCCGCTTTGGAGTCGATCTGGACGCTGGTAACCACCGGTTCCTACGATGGGAATTTGTTCGGTCTCGCGTCGGACTCGGGGGTCATCACGGCGCTGACCACGATCAAGGACACCGGCCTGGACCTGTACAACTGGGTGACTGGGACGCTCGTCCCTGGCGTGCAGTCGTTCTTTGACCTCGCGGTTAACGGCAACTTCGACGGTAACTTCTTCGGGGTCGAGGAGGACTCGGGTCTTATCGACTTTATCCTATCGGTCAGGGATAATGTCATGGACATTTGGGGCTTCCTGTCTACGACGGTGATTCCCGGCGTGGCGAACTTCCTGGGTAGCGTTGTGTCCTCGCCGTTCTGGGGTGTGCTGGGGTCGTTCTTCGGCGCGCTTGTGCAGAACAAGGTCATCCTTGAGTCCGTCGTTGGCGGCTTTATCGCCTGGAAGACGGTCACGGGAACCATGAGCCTTGTCGCCCTGACCACCCAGGTGTGGGGTCAGGTGTCGGCGTGGACGGCGGCGAAGGTCGCCAAGGCCGGGGACCTCGCGGAGACCGTCGCCCTGAAGGCCATGTATGCGGGAGACTTCCTGAAGTCCATCGTCCAGCAGGGCGTGCAGGTCGGTCGCACGACCGCCGCCTGGGTGGCTCAGAAGGGGGCCATGGTGGCGGGTAAGGTCGCCACGGGCGCGTACACCGCCGCGCAGTGGCTCCTCAACGCCGCTATGGATGCCAACCCGATCGGTCTGATTGTCGTGGCTATTGGCGCGCTGGTCGCGGCCTTCGTCGTCGCCTACAACAAGAGCGAGACGTTCAGGAACTTCATTGACGGCATGTGGGCGGGCATCAAGAGCGCGGTTGGCTCGGTGATCGACTGGTTTAAGACTTACCTCCTGCCTGTTTTTGAGTCGGTGTGGGAGGGTATCAAGGTCGCCGTGTGGGTCGTGGTGACTGCTATCGCCCTGTATATCGAGGCGTGGAAGGCCGTCCTCCAGGGGATTGCCGACTTCATTGTCACGTATGTCTGGCCCTACATCCAGACAGCGTGGGAAGGCATCAAGACGGGTGTCGCCACCCTGTGGGAGTACCTGCAGGCGGCCTGGGCGGGCATCCAGTCGGCGGTGCAGACGGTGGCGGACTTCTTCACGGCCTACGTCCTCCCGGTGATCGTCGCCGTGTGGGATGGCATTAAGGCCGGGGCGGGCCTCCTGTGGGACGGCATCCAGGCGTACTGGAACTATATCCAGACGTGCGTGCAGGTGGCCGCTGATCTGTTCCAGTCCTACGTCCTTCCGGTGATCACCGCCGTGTGGGAGGGCATCAAGGCGGGCGCGGAGCTTCTGTGGAACGGTATCCAGGCCGTGTGGACGGGCATCCAGACGACGGTGCAGACGGTGACGGGCTGGTTCCAGTCCTACGTCCTGCCCGTGATCTCGACCGTGTGGGAGAACATCAAGGCCGGGGCGCAGGCACTCTGGACGGCCATCACGTCGATCTGGGACGGCATTAAGACCTCGATCAACAACGTGGCAACCTGGATGAGCGGCACGCTCACGTCGATCATTTCGACGGTGACGGGCGGCATCCAGTCGGCCTTCCAGTCGATGAAGGACAGTGTGGCGAACATCTGGAACTCGGTCAAGTCCGTGGTCGCCAAGCCCATCAACTTCATCATCAACACCGTGTACACCAGCGGTATCAAGAAGACGGCAGACTCGATGGCTGACAAGCTCGGCCTGTCCTTCCGTCTCCCGGCGGTCTCGCCTATCGCTGAGTACGCCTCGGGTGGTGTCCTGCCTGGCTACACGCCGGGCCGGGACATCTACCACTTCTTCTCCCCGGATGGTGGCGGCGCGCTCGCCCTGTCCGGCGGCGAGGCCATCATGCGCCCCGAGTGGGTGCGCGCAGTAGGTGGCCCCGAGGCTGTGGCGCGTATGAACGCCGCCGCCCGCGCTCACTCCTCCTACATCCCCGGCGGCGACACGGGCGTGAAGTTCGCTGCTTACGCGAACGGTGGTATCTGGGGCGCGGTGAAGGGCGGCTGGGACTGGATCAAGGACGCAGCCGACACGATGGGGAAGATCATCGCGGACCCCATCGGGGCCGTGGCAAACTTCATCAAGGCCCCGGTCAACGCCATGATGGCCAACCTCCCCGGCTCGGGCATGATCTCGGACTCCATGCGGGCCGTCCCCGGCATCTGGGTTGACGGTTTCGCCAACTGGCTGAAGGGCAAGACGGAGACTATGGGCGCGGTCGGCATCGTCAACGCCGCCCGCAAGGCCATCGGCGTGCCCTACGTGTGGGGTGGTAGCTCTATCCCGCCGGGCCTCGACTGCTCCGGCCTCGTGTACTGGGCCGCTCACCAGATGGGCAGTTCGATCCCGCGTCTGACGGCGGCGGGCTACCAGTCTGGCTCCAGCGCGGGCAACGCCAGCGTGCCCGGCACGCTCCTGTACTGGGGCAACCCGGCCTGGCACGTCGCTATCTCGTCTGGTAACGGCATGATGGTGGAGGCCCCGAAGCCCGGCGCTTTCGTGCGCGAAACGGGCATCTGGGGGTCCCCCACGGCGGGCACCTACAAGTTCGACAACGGGGGCTATCTCCAGCCCGGCCTCACCACCGTCCTGAACAAGACCGGCAGGCCGGAGCCGGTGTTCACCTCCGGCCAGTGGGACGCGCTCCAGAACCGCGCGGCTCAGGCGGGCGGGCCGGATACGCTGGTGGTCGTGGACGAGGACGGCCAGCTGATGGCACGCATGAGGGTGGCGGCCAGGGGCGCGGTGAATGATGCGTTGGCTCCGGCTTCTCGCACGCGCGCCCGTGATCTCCTCGGCGCAGGCTTCTAACAGGAAGGGACGGTCAGCGTATGGCTACCGTATGGTCAGCATCTAGCGGCTACATGTTCATTGGCATTGCCCTGGACTGGTCCGGCGACCCCGCCAGCGGGTCGGTCACGGTCACGGCGACCGTGACCGCCTGCTCCGATGGGTACGGCCACAATTGGACTAACCGTTGGCGCTGGTGGGGCTACTCGGGCGAAGGCTCCGAGGCGTTTAGCTTCTCGTCCGGCTACGGCCAGACGGTCTACAAGCAACTGTCGCAGTGGAGCTTCAACGTCCCGCTGAAGTACGGTCAGGAAACGACGATTGGCATCGGCGCGAGCCTCGGGCCGATCTGGAACGGCGGCAACCCGGCGGTAGAAAACTACCTGACGCTGCCTGCACGTCCGGTCAATGTTCCGAACGCTCCGACGGTCGCCCACGCCACCCGCGTGAACGACTCTCAGATCACGGTTGACTGGATCGCGCCGCCCCAGGGCGAGTCCAACCCTATCGACAACTACGTGGTGGAACGTCGTGTTGACGAGTCCGCGGACTGGGAAGTTGTCGCCCCGGTCAAAAATGCGGTCTCGCTCGCCACCTTCAACGTGACCGCCGGGCACAAGTACACGTACCGCGTGAAGTCGGAGAACAGCGCGGGCGGTTCGGCCTACGTCGAGGCGGAGCCGGTGTTCACGACTCCGCCCGCCCCTGTCAACGTCCGGGCGGAGAAGAACGCGGACGGCGACATTCTGATCACGTGGGAGAACAAGGCTCCCTATACTCCGACCAGGTGGGATGTTTACGACGGTAACACGCTGATTGCGAAGGCCACGATCAAGACCCACGAGGCCTTCCTGCTGCACCGCAACCCGCGCCTCGACGTGACCCACCAGTACCGCGTCGTCTGCGTGGGCGGGACCGTGGAGTCCCCGAAGTCGGCCCCGTCCAACGTCGTGCAGCTCCTGGCGCGCCCGAACGCTCCCGAGCCGACGTCGGACGGCGTGTATTTCCCGTCGGACGATCCAGTGATTTTGACCTGGCGGCATAATCCGACGGACTCCAGCCCGCAGACTCGTTACAGCCTTCAGTATCAGAAGAAGGCGACGGGTGCGCCGGGGCCGACGTTCGACCGCCGCGCCACCGAGCAGCAGGCGACGGTGGGAGTACTCCAGGTCGGCACATACGAGTATTGGGTGAAGACCTGGGGCCTGCACGCGGATGCGTCCCCCGTCTCCCGCCGGGCGACGTTCTACGTCGAGCCGCGCCCCGTCGTGTCGATCCAGTCCCCCTCCCAGACGGTCAAGACCTCGTTCGTGGAGGTGGCGTGGTCGTACTCGTCGCAGGGTGGCCCGGCGCAGTCGAGCGCCCGCGTCGAGCTGTACCTGGGCGGTAACAACCTTGTGGAGACGCAGGAGGTGCGCGGCCCGCTGACTCGCGTCCGCCTGAACACCTACCTGGAGAATGGTCGCACTTACCGCGTGGTTGTGGTTGCGACGAACGCGCATGGCGTGCAGTCCCGCATCGTCAACCAGACGTTTGCGGTCGCCTATGAGAAGCCTCCGGCCCCGCGCGTGTACCCGGAGTGGGACGACCTGGCGGGCTGCGTGCGGGTGCGCGTGGTGAATCCTGCCCCCGAGGCTGGTAAGCCCGCCGCTGTGCGCAACAGGGTGGAGCGCTCCGACGACGGTGGGCGCACGTGGACGGTCATCACGGAGGACCTGCCGGTGTCCGGCCAGTTGCTCGATTATCAGTCGGTCAGTCATGGGGCGGCGGCGTACCGCGTGACCGCCACGTCGGACCTTCCTTCGTCGGCGGTCACGACCGAGGAGATCGTCCTGGAGTCGTGGGCTATGTGGATTGGTGGCGGTCAGAACTTCGGCTTCACCGTGCCCCTGCGGTGGGACCCGCTGCACTCGTGCAAAACCGGGCTGGCGAACCGCAAGCTGTACCGTTTCGCGGGCCGCGAGCGCGCCGTGGAGATGGCAGGGCGGCACCGGACCAAGACCCTGAGCCTGTCCGCGACCCTGTTCGATGAGGACTTCTGGATGATCCAGCGGCTGGAGGAGCTGTCCTACATGGCCGGGCCGTTCCTCTACCGCGACCCGATGGGCCGCCGCGTTTACTGTTCGGTCAAAGACTTCACCGCTGACCGGGCGCTGTCCGGCAAGTGGAGTGTTAAGCTGGAGGTCGAGGAGGTGGACCATGAGTAACCGGCTTGACCGCGTGGAAAATGCGCTCGCGGAGCTGATCAGGGAGAAGTATCCGGAGGGCGCGCTGGTTGGCGCGTGGACCGTCTCCGTTGAGGTCCTCACCACGGAGGCGGACGAGGACTCTCGCGCCCTGTGGTTCCTGGAGGGCCGGGGGTCTCTGATCACCCGTCGCGGCCTGATCGAGCTGTCTCGTGACGTGCTCGCGCGGACGGTGAAGGAGACCGACGAGTGAGCGCCCTCGACACCCATAGGCAGGCGGATTACACGGTCACTCTCCTGGACTCCAAGGACCGTGTAGTCCGTCGTTTGGACGGTGTGACCGGCGGGAATATCACGTTGAGTAACTCTACGCGCCTGCGCGCGTCTGGGAGCCTGCATCTGACGGAGGCGTGCGGGACTATCGACTGGATGACTCAGCGGGTGCGCGTCGATTACGCCACGTCTGGCTCCTCGTGGGGCCTCGGGGTGTTCCTCCTGTCGGCTCCCACCCGCTCCTACGGTGAGGCGGGGTCCACATGGGACGTTGATCTGTCGTCCCCGTTGGCCCTCCCGGACGCTGATTGCGTGGACCGCACCTATACGGTGAAGGCCGGGAGCAACCTGGTCGACGTGGCGGCGGGCCTGCTGCGCGACACCGGCCTAGATCGCCTATCCATCACGCCCTCGACGGCCACCGCGTCGTCCGACATCGTGTACGATCCCGGCAAGTCGAAGCTGACTATCGCCAATGAGCTGCTTTCGGCGGCTGGCTATTGGTCGGCGCACCCGGACGGTGAGGGCCAGGTCCATCTTGACCCTTACGTGCGTCCGGCGGCGCGCGGCGTGGCCTACGACTTCCGGGAGGGCGCGAGGGCGATCCACCTGCCCGAGTGGGAGCGCGAACTGGACGCTGCCTCGGTGCCCAACAAGGTGGTTCTGGTGTCCGAGGGTAGCCAGGATAAGGCGGCGCTGGTGGGCGTTGCGACCAACGAAGACCCCGCGTCCGCCTACTCATTCCAGGCGCGCGGACGGTGGATCGTGGAAACCCAGACGGGCGTGGAGGCGGCTAACCAGGAGTCTATCGACTCGCAGGCGCGCCGCCGCCTCATCGACGTGTCCACGCCGTCCGCGTCGATCACGATCCAGCACATGCCGGTGCCATTGCAGCCCAACCAGGTGGCGGGCTTCTCTAGCCAGGGGCACACGGCGCAGGGCGTGGTGAAGGAGATCGAGTACACGCTGGACCCCACCGCGCTCGTGAAGACTAAGC